CTCAGAACAATACAAAATATCCCCCATACAACATTCGGAGAGAAGGAGATGAAAAATATTTCATCGAACTTGCGATTGCTGGTCTAAATGAAGATGATTTGGAAGTTTCATTACAGAATCAAGTTCTTAATATTCGTTCTAAGAAGGAATCGGATCAGGAACCAGAAGATAATTATGTACATCGTGGAATTGCTAAAAGGCAATTTGAAAGAGAATTTACATTATCTGATGACATTGTAGTTAAGGGTTGTGATTTAACGAATGGAATGTTAACCATTGAACTTGAAAGAATAATTCCAGAGGAAAAACGAGCACGTTTAATTCCTATTGGAAAAAATAAAGTCAAGTCGATTAACTAATTCGATGCGCCCATCAATACTTTTGTATTGGTGGGCTTTTTTGTTATCTAAATATTAGAAAAAAAGGAGAAAATATGTGTAATAACGAACATTGTCATTGTGAGGGTTGTACTTGTGATCCTTGTGAATGTTCAGCAGATGATCTGTGTGGATGTGAATAATTTTTGAAAGGTTATAATGCTTACAATATTAGGAAGTGTATTAGGATTTGCTACTTCTACTGTACCTACCATAATGGACTTCTTTAAAGAAAAAGAAGAGAAGAAAGCAAAACAAGAAGAATTTAAATTACAGATAGAAGCAAAAAAAGCAGGTGTAGATTTAGACATTAAATTGTTTGAAGCAAAAAAAGATTTTGATGAACAGAAAATGCTTCTTGAACATGATAAGGCATTAGGTCAACAAGGGGGTTTTATAAACTCGTTAAGAGCATTTGTAAGACCTTTTATAACTTATGTGTTTGTATTGACATTTATAGGTATTAAAGTAGTACTTGTATGGCAAGCAATACAAATAGATGCAGATTTAAATCAAACTATTGATATTGTGTGGGATGATGAAACTGAGGCTCTATTTGCAGCAATAATTAGTTTTTGGTTCGGTTCTCGCGCAATGCCAGCGAAAAAGACCAATAAGTGAGGAAATGAAATGGCAGGAAATATACAATTATCAAAGAACTTTTGGCTTAGTGAATTAATCAAGAGTTCTACTGCAGAAAGAAAGGGTATTGATAATACACCAGAGACAGAACATTTAGTTAATCTTACAGTAATAACACAACAAATTTTACAACCGGTCCGAGAACATTTCGGAGTAATCACAGTCAATTCTGGATATAGAGGGCCGAAATTAAATGCAGCTATTGGTGGATCAAAAACCTCTCAGCACATGAATGGTGAGGCGATAGATTTTGAGCAATTAGGTACTCCTAATCCAACAGTAGCAAAATGGATAACAGAAAATCTAGTATGGGATCAAATCATATTAGAGTTTTATAAAAAAGGTGAACCAAATTCGGGGTGGATACATTGTTCATACAAAAAAAATGGCCAGAATCGAAAGAAGATAACAACGGCTTTAGTACAAAATGGAAAGACAGTTTACAAAAACGGGTTCGTTATCTAATCGAATTTTACATTAAATTTTATCTTCAAATACTTTTCACGGTGGGCGCTTTCATGGGTCGCTCATGGGTTGACAAACACATAAAACTGTGTTATAATAGGTTAGATGAAATTAATAGTGATTATGATAAAGAAACGCGAACAAACTGGTATCCCAAAAACTAAATGTCAAAATTTTATACTAACGTAGTATGTCTAGGTAATTATATTTTCGAAAGGGGAATAGAAAATGGATTACCTTTTGAAGAAAGACATGAATTTAAACCTACCTTATATATTCCTACCACAACTGAAACTAAATGGCGAACACTTGAAGATGAGCCAGTAGCCCCTGTTCAATGGGGATCTATTAAAGAAACCCGCGAATCAGTAAAAAAGTATGAAGGTGTAGATAACATGAAAATCTACGGCCATACAAATTATAATTATTCTTTTATTGCTGAAACATATCCAGAAAATATTGATTACAATTTAGAACATCTTAAAATGATGTTTCTAGATATTGAAGTTGCTTCTGAACAAGGATTTCCTGATCCTGAAAACGCATCAGAAGAAGTAGTTGCCATTACTACAAAGATGGGTGATGATATTCAAGTTTGGGGTTGTAATGAATTTAAGAATGATAAAGAGGATATTACATATAATAGATGTTTTGATGAACGACAATTATTAGAAGAATTTGTCATGTATTGGCAGAAGAATTGTCCTCATGTAATTTCTGGTTGGAACACAAAAACATTTGATACTCCATATCTTATTAACAGAATTCGTAATATCTTAAATGAAACGTGGGTCAAGAAACTTTCACCGTGGGGATTTGTTAAAGAACAAAAAATCTTTGGTATGGGTGGTCGTGAAGTTCAGACTTATGAAATCTATGGTGTGTCTGAAATTGATTACTTGGATGCCTACAAGAAGTTTACTTATACTAATCAAGAGTCATATAGATTAGATCATATTGCTTATGTAGAATTGGGAGAAACTAAATTAGACTTTTCTGAAGTAGCAACACTTCACGAATTGTATAAAACAGATTATCAAAAGTTCATTGAATATAATATTCAAGATACATTATTGGTTAGTCGCCTTGAAGATAAATTGAAACTTTTAGAATTGATTATTTCTCTGGCATATTTGTCAAAGTGTAATCTCACAGATGTATTTGCTCAGACAAGAATGTGGGACTGTATTATTTACAATCATCTCTTGAGGGAAAAGGTTGTAATTCCACAAAAGAAAAAAAATAGTAAAGGTGATATGTATGAGGGTGCTTATGTTAAAGCACCACAATGTGGAAGACATGAATGGATTGTGAGTTTTGATTTAAACAGTCTATATCCACATTTGATTATGCAATATAATATTTCTCCTGAAACTATTTTAGGATCGTGGAAAGATGAAATAGGAGTAGAAGGTTTAATCGATAAGGAATTTGATACGGCAGTTTGGAAACAAAAAGATATAACAGTTACACCGAATGGATCTGTTTATCGTAGAGATAAGCAAGGGTTTCTTCCCCAGTTAATGGAAAGTATGTACAATGATAGGGTGAAGTATAAAAAGAAAATGATTGAGGAACAGAAAAAGGGAAGAAACTCTGATCCAAATAAATTATCTCAATATTACAATTATCAACAAAATTTAAAGATTGCATTAAACTCCGCCTATGGAGCAATGGGTAATCAATGGTTTCGTTATTATGATGAACGTAATGCAGAAGCAGTTACTGCAGCAGGTCAGTTATCAATTCAATGGGCCGAGAATGCAGTAAACAATTATTTAAACAAAACATTAGGTACACAAGATGTTGACTATATTGTTGCTATGGATACTGATTCTTTATATGTTCGTCTTGATGATCTTGTTTCTAGAATTGGTATTACCGATAAGGAAAAAATCATTGGATTCTTGGACAAGGCCTGTGGAAGAATCGAAGAAGTAATTGAGAAATGTTATACTGAATTAGCAGAATATATGAACGCCTATCAACAAAAGATGGTTATGAAACGTGAGGTCATTGCTGATACAGGAATTTGGACAGCAAAGAAACATTATATTCTGAACGTTCACGATTCTGAGGGTGTTCGATATGAAGAACCAAAATTAAAGATTGTGGGTATTGAAGCAATTAAAAGTTCAACACCAGAAGCATGTAGACAATCACTTAGAGAGATTTTCAATATTATTATTTCAGGCACAGAAGATGATGTTATTGGTTATATTGAAAAGTTTAAAGAGAAGTTTTTTGGTTTGAATATGGAAGCTGTAGCATTTCCAAGATCTGTTAATGGATTAAAAAAATATAAAGATTCAGCAACAATTTATAAAAAATCAACTCCAATTCATGTTAAGGGAAGTTTAATTTATAATCACATGTTGAGGACTAAGAAATTAACTAGAAGATATCCTGTTATACAAGAGGGTGAAAAGGTTAAGTTCACTTATCTCAAAGATCCAAATCCAGCAGGTGATAAAGTAATTTCTGTATTAAATAGTTTACCAAAAGAATTTGAATTAGAGAAATATATAGATTATGATACCCAATTTGAGAAAGCATTTATCGAACCATTAAAAGGTGTATTAGATGTAATTGGGTGGGAAACAGAGAGAAAGTCAAGTCTTGACAATTTTTTTATATAGTGTATAATAGGGGGTATATATGGCTGGAAGTATAATGGTTAAATACGTTAAGAAGACCTATAAACAGTTACAATCAGAACGTTCAGGATCTCATGCACAAATGAACAAACAAATGAATCATTCGGTTGATGTAGATTCTACTAGTTTTTCATATATGACTTTTGATAATATGAAGGATGCAAATAGGTTTGCATCTGACAAACAAGAAGAAGGTTATCATATTATTGAGGTGATAAATGAATCTAGATACTGATTACGGCGGTTGGCTCACAGAAGATTTGGAAGATTTAATAACAGAGTTATATAATGAAAAACTACATGTTGAATCGTATTCTGAAAGAGCAGATTTGAATAGACAAATACACGAAATTAAAAAGGAACTTAGTACAAGGAAAAAACATGAGTGATTATTTAGATAATTTATTAAAAGCGACTGGTAATGAATTTGCTACAAAAGTTTCAGATGGAGTTGAAGCGGGAGATGTTACTGGCCACGTAGATACAGGGAGTTATATTTTAAACGCATTAGTTTCGGGAGATATTTATGGAGGAATTCCTTCTAACAAGATTACAGCATTGGCAGGAGAAACTGCAACTGGTAAAACATTCTTTGCTTTGGGTATGGTCAAACAGTTTCTTGCAGATAATCCTAGCGGTGGTGTTTTGTATTTTGAGTCTGAATCTGCTCTAACAAAAGAAATGATTGAGAGTAGGGGAATCGATTCACAAAGAATGATAATTCTCCCCGTAACTACTATACAAGAATTTACTCATCAAGCAGTTAAAATAGTAGAAAACCATACAGAAGATAAACCGATAATGATGTGTCTTGATTCTCTTGGAATGTTATCAACAACAAAAGAAGTTACTGACATTACTGATGGTAAAGAAACTAAGGATATGACGCGAGCACAGCTTGTGAAAGGTTGTTTCAGAGTCTTGACACTCAAGTTAGGAAAAGCAGGAATTCCATTATTAGTTACAAATCACACTTATAAACAAGTTGGAACTATGTTTCCACAAGATGTGATGGGTGGTGGTAGTGGACTACAATATGCAGCATCTACAATTATTTTCCTTTCCAAGAGAAAAGAAAAAGAGGGCACAGATGTTGTTGGTAATGTAATACATTGTAAGAATTTTAAATCTAGATTAACGAAAGAAAATAAAAAGGTAGATGTTCTCTTGAGGTATGATCAAGGTTTGAATAGATATTATGGGTTACTTGAATTAGCAGAAGAAGCGGGGATTTTTAAAAAGGTTTCTACAAGATATGAGATGCCGGATGGTGGTAAAATTTTTGGAAAGGCAATACTGAATGAGCCTGAAAAATATTTTACAAAGGAAATTCTTGATAAATTAAATGATTATGCAAAAACAGTATTTCTCTATGGTGGAAAAAGTGAAGAAAGAAACGAAACTGAGGATGAGACAGTCCCGGTCAACGAAACCAACTAAAGATCCCTTTTTTAAAGGAACAAACGAAACTGATACAGATTTAAGGACTACATTAAATGATCCTTATTTCGAAACAAGTGAAGCACCATATAAGGAGTGTACTAATCCAAATGATCCAAACGATAAATCATTGTGTATAGTAGTACAAGACGCATCACCATTTGATGGAGCAGTGGTTAGATATACTTCATTTAAATTAGTAGAACAAGAATTAGTGGGAGATGATTTAGCTTGTCAATATGAATATGATATTGAAGTACCGCCACATGATCTTGGTTATGAAATTACTGATAAGGATGGCCAAGAATTTGAAAAACGATTAGGGGAATGGGTTATAGAAATCTTACAACGACAAATGGAAAAACATGCAGCAGCGGATAGAGACAATAATACTTAAAAATTTAATTCATAATGAAGAATATTCTAGAAAAGTTATACCATTTCTTAATAAAGAATATTTTATGGAACATACAGATAAAATATTATATACAGAAATTAATAAATTTATTGAGAAATATAATAATTTACCTACTAAAGAAGCATTAGTAATTGAATTAGATTCTTCATCATTGAAGGAAGAAGAATTTTCTAATGTAACAGAATTATTAACTTATATAGAGGGTCAAGAAGATGAGAAATCGGACTTGGTATGGTTGTTGGAGACAACAGAAAAGTTTTGCCAAGACAAAGCAATCTACAACGCCGTTGTCAACTCAATTAAAATATTGGATGAACCCGAAAAATCTAAGTCTGACAAAGGTGCTATTCCTGAGTTGCTTACCGATGCTCTTTCTGTTAGTTTTGATCCTCATGTCGGCCATGACTATCTTTTGGATTCTGATGATCGTTATGATTTTTATCACAAGGTTGAAAAAAAGATTCCTTTTGATCTTGACTACTTCAACAAGATAACTCAAGGTGGACTCTCTTCTAAAACTTTAAATGTAGCTCTTGCCGGAACAGGTGTTGGTAAATCATTATTTATGTGTCATGTAGCAGCTAATGCATTATCTCAAGGTAATAATGTTTTGTATATTACATTGGAGATGGCAGAAGAACGTATAGCAGAACGTATTGATGCAAATTTAATGAACATTAGATTAGATGATTTGATTAGTTTACCCAAAAAAATGTATGAGAAGAAAATTAATGATCTCAAGAATACAGTTAAAGGTAGATTAATCGTTAAAGAATATCCTACTGCTGCAGCGAATACAAATCATTTTAGGGCATTATTGAATGAATTAAATCTTAAGAGAAATTTTAAAGCTGATATGATTCTAGTCGATTATATCAATATATGTTCTTCTTCACGAATTAGACCAGGACAATATGTAAATTCTTATAGTTATGTGAAATCTATTGCCGAAGAACTTAGGGGATTGGCAGTAGAGTTTGATGTTCCAATTTTATCGGCCACTCAAACCAATAGACAAGGATTTCAAAATACAGATGTGGGTCTTGAAGATACAAGTGAAAGTTTCGGACTTCCTGCAACAGCAGATTTTATGTTTGCGATTATTAGTAATGAAAACTTGGAAGAAGCGGGACAAATATTAATCAAACAGTTAAAAAATCGATATAGTGATCCTACCACAAATAAGAAATTTTTAGTGGGAGTAGATAGAGCAAAGATGAGACTTTCCGATTTAGGGGAAGAATCACAAAAGGGATTAGTTGATACTGGAGGAAAAGAAGAAAAAGAAGATGTTCCACTATTTGATGCATCTACTGGTGGTAGGATGAAGAGTAAAAAAGATTTTGGGGAGTTTAAATTTTGAGTGATGATAATATAGTAGATTTAGATGAATATAGAAAGGAAAAACATAAG